AGCCAGATCTGCGAGTGGGCAATGGCGCAGGACATCATAAACAAAAATTACGCTATGCTGCTGCAGCTCCCGGCGGCTACAGGAAAAGCAGAGCGCACCCTGACCGCCCAAGAGATCGAGCAGATCAGCAGCCGACAGAATGACCCGAAGTTTGGGCAGACGGCTCAAATCGCAATGGTGCTGCTTTATACCGGCATGCGCATCGATGAGCTGCTTTCCATGCGCTGCGACGATGTGCACCTGAAAGAGCGGTACATGCAGGGCGGCGAAAAGACAGAAGCAGGCAAGAATCGCATCATCCCTATCCTTGAGCCCATTTACAAGATCATTGCCTTTTGGATGCTGGACAGCGGGTGCGAATGGTTGATTCCATCCAAGGCCGGCACAAAGCTGGATAAGCGCAACGTGGCTACAAAGTTCCGGGCGTTGATGCAGGAATGCCATATAGAGGGTGTGCATCCACACACGCTGCGCCATACAGCCAGTAGCAAGATGGTGGAGTGCGGCTTAGAAAAGACCGCGGTGCAGGCAATCCTCGGGCACAAAAATTTCTCCACCACGGCAAACAAGTATGTGTCCCACAACGATCCGGCCTATTTGTTGCAGGAAATGCAGAAGATGAAGTACTGATTTGTTAGACTGTTTGTTAGATTATCACGTTCATTTAGGAGATTTCAAGGCATTTCAAGCAAAAAGAAAAACGCACGGACGATTCATTTTCATCGTTCGTGCGTTTATTTTTGGAGCTGGTGACAGGAGTTGAACCCGCAACCCACTGATTACAAATCAGTTGCGCTGCCATTGCGCCACACCAGCATGGACCAAGCGGTCTTTTGATAGAATACCAAAAAACGCGCGGCTTGTCAATATCTTCTTGGCGCGCAAAAAAACAACCCATTCCCCAAGCAGTATACTATACCGTTTAACAAATGAGGTGCCATTGCCATCAGTTCATACTTTCGTCTGCTTTTAGCATTCTTTTCTGTTGTATCACGTTTTGATACCCGTAATTTTCAACGCAATACATCGATAATAGAATCGAACCATTCGATTCTATTATCATAAAAACCCCACAGGAACCGCGGACGGCTCCTGTGGGGTTCAAAGTCTGTTGTATTCTTTTTTGAGCAGCGGGCTGCTTCAGCGGGCAAGGGCCTGCTGGATCTTTGCAAAATCCTCCAGTGTGAGGGCTTCCGGGCGGATGCGGGCATCAAAACCGGCGGCTTCAATGGCGGCTGTCACCGCGTCCTTGGGCATTCCCAGGCCGCTGGCAATGGCGTTTGCAGCCGTTTTGCGGCGCTGTCCGAAGGCGGCACGCACCAGCGCAAAATAGCCTTCTTCGTCCTCCACCTGCAC